CATGAATTTCATTCCTTCTGTTTTTTCAATGAATTCAGACATTACTGCATCCAAAAAGTAAACTAATGTTTCTACTGCATCGGTATCCTTCCATTCTTCCCATGTTTCCAAATTTAAAGATGAAAGATCACAAACGAATGATTCACCTTCGGAATTAGAAAGCATAATTTCCGAACACAAGTTAGAATTATTAATCTTGATTCCTTTGTCTTTATAAATTTGTGGTGCTTGGTTATTAGCATTATCACTAAAGAAAATGTAAGGATAACCAGACTCGAAACGTTTTTTAATGACAAGACCCCAAATTTTACGAGCTTCTTTATCACCATCTTTCATTTTATTCATCCATTCATCTGATACACAAACACCAATAGATAAATCTTGAATATCACATCCATCGGATTTAATCTTCAAAAATTCTTCAATGTCTGGATGATCGATTGGGAGATAAGCAGCAAACGATCCTCTTCGCACATTTCCTTGAGAAACTACGTTCATGAGTTTATCAAATAATTCCATGAAATGTACTGAACCAGTAGATTCTCCACCAGAAGAAATGGGTGTTCCTCTGCCTCGGAGCTTACCAAAATAAGCCGAAGTTCCCCCACCGTGCTTTGTCATTACAGCGGTTTCAGAAACCTTTTCCATAATTCCATCCATAGTGTCGGGTACGTAAGAACCAAAACAGGAGATCGGAAGACCTCTTTTTCTTCCAAAATTTGACCAGATTGGGCTTGATAAGGAAAAAAATCCTTTTGACATGTAATCCTCAAATTTATCAGCAAATCCTTTGATATTTAAATATTTTTCTGATGCATCTGCGATATCTCTAATTCTTTGTTCTGCCGTTTCTCCCTCTAACAAGTACCCTCTTTCGAGAAATTTTCGTGAGTCCTTGTTCAGCCATTCGTATTTGTTCATCATATAATATTTTTTAATTTTAATTCTTTAATAACTTCATCTCTAATATCAATCTGTTCTTCAAGATATTTTATTTTTTTTAATAGATCTTCAATCGTTTCATGCATTGCACTTCTATAAGATGATGCTAATTCATCCGCAGTTTTATCTGATTTAAAATGATCCATAATTAAAATAATTCAGATTCATCGAAACATTGTGATTTTTTAGAGTAACCCGTGTCTTTGCTATGGAAAAAGTCGGTCATATTATTGCCCAATAATTCCTCTTCGAACCACATTGTAGAAGAAATGAGATTTTTGTCAATCTCAAAAGCCCTAGGAAGCCCAATCATTTTTAATGATTCGTTGATTCTATTCTTAACAAATTCTTTGAGAATAACCGCACTAAGACCTTCTTCTTTAATTCCATTTATCATCCAATCAATAATTTTCGATTCTGCTTCATATGCTTCTTTAGCTTCACCGATTATTCTGTTTACAAATTCATCGTCAAAAATATCTGGATATTCTTCTCTGATGGTGTTAATAATTTGAGCACCAACCATACCATGAATATTTTCTTCGTTACGAGTGTACTTTACTTGTTGATCGGTATCTTTAAGAACGTTTTTAAAACGAGCAAACCAGTTGATTACATAGAACTGGGAGAATAACGATACATTTTCAACAAATAAAGTAAAAAGAGTCAAAGCATAAACATACTGCTTTTTAGAATCTTTGTAATAACGATGAGTATATTTTTTAAGATATTTCACTCTACCTTCGATCCAATCGAGTTTTAAATTTTCTTCAAAAATATCCTCCAATCCTAAAATAGAAATTAATCTTTCATATGCATTATTATGAATAACCTCAGTGTTAGCCATTACGTATCCTAAATCTTGTAAAGATGGATGTGGTAGGTTCTCACCAAGCTTTGACCAAAACGTTTTTACTGCGATTTCTATCTGACCAATAGCAGACAAAGTTCTAATCACAATCTCTCTTTCTTGTTCTGTTAAAGATACTTTAAATTGTTGGACATCAGACTTAAATGAGAATTCTTTATCGGTCCAAAATCCATTGTGCATACTCTCTATAAATTTCTCTGTCCAAGGATATTTGTTCGGTTTGCGTGAAATTTGTTCTTCGAAAATCATAGTATTATATTTAATGTAACACTCCCAATTATCTTCTATTTTTTGCGAGAAGTCAATTGTTTTTTCTTATGAAGTGAATGCTTTTCTAGTTCTGATTTATACAATTTATTAGCTAATAACTTTAGAAAATATGCCAAATCCAATGGTTCACATACGTTTACAATTCTACTTTCTACGTATTTTACCATGGTTTCTGAGTATTCTGGAAACAAATAATGTACACATTCATGGTAAGCGGTTGATAATAATTCTCTTCTGTAATCTATTTCCAAATCTGTCCAATTACAAGAACCTTCATATTTGTACATTTTTTTAAGTTGAAAAAACTCACACGGCTTTCTTTTAACCAATCTTACACATTTCTCATGAATTTCTACTATTTCCTTTTTGGTTAAAGTTTTCATATATTATATTTATTTTTTAATTGCTTTTAAAGCCTCGATCTATTAATATAGTCTATTATGAATAACACTAAAAATATGAATTTTCAAGAATTAATTGAGTTGGAAGATTGTTTTTCAGATATTCTATTTTTAGAAAAAGATCACAAATATCTGTTTTCAGATATTCCGGCTAAGATGTCTGTGTCGGGATTGTTAAAAAAATACGAAAAACCATTTGATTCACAGAAAATAGCAAAATATGTCGCGGAAAGAGATGGTTTTTCAAAAGAAGATATTTTAGAACAATGGGAATTTTCTAAAAATTATTCGTGTCATAAAGGTTCCGAGTTTCATAAATTCGTAGAAAATTATTTAAACAGAAAAAAAACAACAATAGATAAAGATGCTATAGAATTATTTTTTAGTAAAAATAAAAAATTTTATACACCAGATTCTGTAAAAAATTATTACGGTGAATTAGCATTGAATATTAAAAATTTTATGAATTTCTACAATTGGTGGAAAGAAGATCATATTTTGTTAAAACCAGAATTTGTTATAGGCGATAAAGAATCTGGTATTTGTGGTACCATAGATAACCTCTCTTATAATAAGAAAACAAACGAGCTTGTTATATTTGATTATAAAACAAATAAAGAAATTAAAAAAACCAATCCTAGAAAAGAAACTTTTTTAAAAGAATTGAAACACATCCAACAATGTGAGTATACGAAATATAGTTTACAGTTATCTCTTTATAGCACAATAATAGAAAAAAATAGTAATTTTAAAGTACCCAAGTCATATATTGTTTGGGTATCTGGTAAAGAAAATTACGATCTGATAGAATGTTTAGATTTTAAAAAAGAATCTCTGTTATTATTGGGGTGTATTGAGTAAATAATACTAATATGACAAACAAAGATAAAATGTTATTGGAAAATGCTTATTCATCTATTTCACAAAATTCAAACGACGAAAGAGAACATTATGGTAAATTAGAATTTTTAAAACAAGAGATCATTAAAAGAAAAGGTAGTCAAATGCCAGTAGATAAATTAATTGATTTATATCATAAGTTAGAACAAAAAGATCCAGAAATGATGCAAGTAAAAATTGGAGATTTTAAAAGAGATATATTAGGTAATTTTTTCGATCAAAAAGAAACACAAGATTCATCAATAGGCGACGATGAATATCCAGAAAATTTCGATGAAATTAAACCTAAAAATAGTTTATCGGATATGTCATATGCCAAAAAAGGTGGATATGTGAAATTTGAAAGTTTCGTACATGGTATTCAACCAATCACCGAAGCTAAAAAGAAAGAACTGCCATTAGCTTTAAAAAAAGCCATCGAAAAGAAAACTGGTAAAAAGTTTGGTAAAAAAAATAAAGATGAACCCACCAAAGGATTTAAAAAGTTAGCAAAAAAAACCAATAAAAAGGTTACTTCCGATAAAATTAAATCGAAAAATAAATAATTTTTTATAGAATTGTAATATATCGAGTGTAAATATTCATACAAATAAATATTATGGACCCAATATCAAAAGCATATATGTCAATGTTAGAAGAAAAATGTGAATCTTCTGGAATTGTAGCATCAACAAAATCACAAGTGGGAAAAATCTTCGGAGGCGAAAGCAATTTACCCGATTCTGATTGTACTACTGACAATGTTGATTTAGAAACACCAGAAGAAGCACCATCAAATTTAACATCTAAAGGTGCTAACGGCAATCCACAAAAACTTATGAAAAATAAACAAAAAAATGAATCATTAAATCCGTTTGATGCTCTTTATAATAGAGTTTTAAATGAAGAGGGAGAATTTGACTTCTCAACAGAATCAGAAAATGAATTGGAACCATCCAACGAATTTGGCGGAGAAGATGATTCCGAATCAGAGGATGGCGAAGAAGAGTCCGACGAAGTAACGATTACGCTCGATAGAGAGACTGCTCAAAAACTTGTCGATCTTCTTACAAATGTTCTCGGTGAAGGCGAAGAAGGCGAAGAAGAGGAAGATCAAACTGAAGACGAAATGTTCGGTGGATCTGATGAAGATTCTATGGAAGACCTAGATGGTTCTTCCGAAGAAGACGAAGATCCTTTCAAGGAGTCTGTTGATTCTGAAGAATTAGGCCATGCCATTGTTAAAGATTTAGATAAAGGACATTTAACAAGCAAGAAAAGCAATGCCGTAAAGGGTGCTGTACCGGTTTCTAAGAAATCTTCTTCATCATCCAGCATCAAAGGTGCTGATGGAAAGATCGAAAAACACTCAACTGATAGTGCTATTTCCAAATTGACCGGAAAAAATAATAACGTCGGTGGTGTTAAGGTCGGAAAAGGTCTATTCGATCAATAAAATATATAAAAATGAATAATAAAAAACCCTGCTTTTAACGAGCAGGGTTTTTTATTTTATAAGTATATACATAATGAATTTTAAATTATTTTTTGAAAACTCCAATATAGTAAATCTTAAAATGGCATCAAACCCACATCATAGATCTGTTTCCAGAATTATGGGTAGTACAAATAGAACAAGCCAAAATATAGTAGCCGATTTACACAAAAAATCAAATGAATACATTTCATCCAAAGTAACTAATGCAAAATATAATGCAGGAAGACAAAATATAACACAAATGGATGCACAAAGATTATCAACCCAATATGGATTCGAATTAAAAAATAAAGACTATTCTAAACCTTTTCAATTGTCTATAAAACAAAAAGATGGTAATGGGAATGGTAAATTTTTATGTTTTAATCCCCCGAATAAATGGACAATAGAATTTAAAAAAGCATAACATGGAAAAGCTAAGATTTTTAAATAAACAGTTTAACATAAACGAGAGGAATAATTTCTCTGGTTGGTGGAGAGAACAAATAGAAATAAACGGACAAGAAGTGGATTATTATTTCAATAATGCCACAATATTAGAAATGAATCCTATATATGGCGAACAGCCAAATACCACTTTCAAAGAACCTAAACCGATGATTGTTCTTTTGAATTTAAATAATGATTCTTATTTGCTTTCGAAATTCGGTATAGTTGCTGATAGTGATATGAATGGGGTCATTCATCCTGACCATTTTACAAAAAATTTCGGACTATCTTCAGAACCAAAATCTGGTGATCTTATAAAGCTTTCAGAATTTGGAAATGATCGTTTAAATTTTCCAAAAAGAGGACCAACTGTTTATGAAATAACAGAAATAATAGACGAGTTTCAATTAAATGCAATTGCTGGTCATTATGTTTGGTTTTTCAAGGCAAAACGTAATGATTACTCCCATGAAACAGGTAGTGCGGGGCCAGGTATTGGTAATAATCCTAATGATGACAATGATATAATTGAACAAGCAGCAAAAGAAAACTTCGATTATCTTTTAGACAATCCATGTAGTGATACTAGTGTGTATGGGGATTATTGACATATAAAATCTTTATTTTCTGGACACATTTTCATATATTCTTTAGGTGCATCTCCATTATAACATACATCAATTTTATACAATTGTTGCAAAACTTTTTTTAATATAGTATTCTCAGTGGCGTCCATGTATTTATGAATAGCAATGGGTTTTAATTCCACTTTATCAAATGGTATATTCTTTTCTTCGGCTTTATCAGCAATTGTATTTACTGCTTCGTATATCGCAATCCATCTGGCCAATTCAGAAGCTTCGCTGTAAACATCATCCCACCATTTTAATGTTTTAGGTTTTCTCATATTTTTAATTTTCTAAAGGAATTCCCGTAACGGTTGGGAGATTTATAGAATCTGTTACGCGAGCAACTAAAAACTGCATAGTCACCACATTTGATTTTTCGCAATGATCACATTTAAATTCTATTCGATTGTTATCATTGGGAGTAAAAATCATAATATTGTTTTTATTACAATAAGCACAATTTAAGATTGTAGATAAATTTTCTAATTTATCTAATTCTTTTTGTTTTGTTTTTTCTACAAAGGCAGACCTTGTTATCTGTGATATGCAGAAGAATAAAATATATTGTAGAGAAAATACAATAAAAAATATACCATAGAAATTTAGACCAAATAAAAATCCACCAAATGCGCACATGGTAGAAATTAGAACTACCATTAAAGTTGATTTAAACAAATTCTTAAAGGTATTATCAATTTTTATCATAAAAATATATTATGACATTTTTATAAAAATGTCAATACCTTATAATTTTTGTGATTGTATATTTGCCGTATCTCTCGATGTGCTAGTTGTAGTAGATGGTATATATGGAGACTGATAAGGTTCCATTGGAATTTGAGACTCTACATTAGATGCCATGTTTACAACATTAGGTAATTCCATTCCTACTTTTTGTATTGCCTTTGTTATTTTAATCAACAATTTGAAATTTGAAAATAAATGCTCTCTTTGTTTATTGGTCAATTTTTTATTTTGTTTCTCACATTGACTTATCTTTTTAGCAGCAGCTAATATAAAAACAAAACCATCCGCCAAATCACTATTTATATTCTCTAAAGGCCAAGGCATGGTCTCTGGAGCTTCTGGTTGGGGTAAATTTGGAGGGAATACCGGTGGTGAATTTTGTTGATATGGGAAATTTTTACCATCTTTTTGAGAAAAGAGTGGACCTTGATCTTTCCGTGGTGCCATACTACTGGCTTGGTATTGTCTAGGAGACCAAATACTACCAACGTCTTCGTTCAAGATTTTTTTCAAATTTACCATTGTTTAGACCTTCCCGACTTTTACTAAATTTGAACACCTAGGACAAATCCATTTGATTT